GGAAATCATATCTATGCACGTAATATGCAGTGTTGTAGTCCTCAGCTTCATTCCCGACATATATTGTAGGTTGGTATAATTGATCTACTAAAACGCTTGGGAATTGGTAATTAGCAATACTTTTTAGAATTGGCATTTCTAGTGTTCTGGCTTTGTCAGATGAAAAAGCACCTAAAGTCTGATCTTGACTAGGTAAAAACAAATATAATGAAAAGTCATTTTGACTTTCATAAAAGTAGCTCTCATTAGTATCTTTTGCGCTTGATAAATCACTTGCAACAGTATCATCTTTATAAACAATATTTGGGCCCATAACAACAAATAGCCAATTTTGTAATTGTCTGTTTTTATCTTCTGAATAAAATTGATCCGCTCTCTGTGGTGTTGCAGACCAAGCAATTCTTGATGCATTAGAGAGCTCTATGTTTCCTTGAGCTGGACTATTTAATATGGTGCTTGATGATTCATAAGTAAAACTTGTACTATTTGTCACAGTAATTTGTTTGTAGCCATTATATCCATCAAAGTCATAATTTAGTAAAAAGCCATTTACGGTAGCAGGCGTTGCTGGAGTAGATGTTATCTTAAAAGTAAAAGTAGTAGAGGAGGGCACAGTAACCAAATTAAATACTCCATTATATTCACTTGGAGTTGCTCCGCTTATCTCAATTGTTAATGAATTTGCTTCTTTAGGTGAAAATAAAGAAGGGTCACTTAATTGGTGATCGCTATCTGTAATTACAGTCACTACATCATCAACTCTAGTAATTGAAGTGATAGTAATAGGATTCTTTGCACCCCTTATTGTAATATAATCTCCAGTAATCAAATTATGAGCTGTAGCAGTACTAGCAGTAATAATTGTGCCTGATTTAGTAAGTGACGATACAGCTAAGATATCACTAAAATCATCTGTATATTGTCCTAGTACTTCTTTTAATCTATTTACAATGTCTGCTCCTTTCATATTTATACCTTAGTAACTATTAAACCTAAGCTGTTAAAGCCTTTATTAATTTCTTTTGATATATTTGTATTAACCTGATTCTGAAGCTTTCTAACTGTGCCTCTTAAATATCTTCTTGGAGCTATTCTTGAAGTACCTTCTTCTAAGAATTTAGCATAATTAACCATGCTATTACCAGCTCCAAATTCTAATGTTCTAGAACCTCTTACTTTAAAATCAGTTGAAGCTCTAAGTTTTCCAGAAATCACAGCAGGTGATTCTCCAGCTGCAGAAGCTCTATGCAATCTTGGCGCGCTTAATCTAGAACCTCCTAGACCTCTATATATTCTGTAAGTACGTCCAAACTTTGAACCTCTAGTCATTTCATTTCTAGCATTAGCAACTAGTTGTTTACCTGAGATATAAGCACCTTTTCTAATAGCCTTCTTTAACACTTTAGGCATTTTATCAACGCTGGCAAAGCTATCTCTATTATGTGAAGATTCTGAAAACTTAAAACTCATCTTTTGTTAGCCTCAATAGTTTTCAAGCCTTTATCTGTAGCTGATAGTTTTACAAACCTGTCTTGTTCATCAATGTTTTCAACATTAATTACTTTATATAATTGGTTTCCTAGTTCGATATAAAGCTCTGTTTCAAAGTCTATAGAAGAATCAAATCTGATATAAAACTCAGTAGTAATAACTCTGTTAATATCTGTGTTTTTGATAAATTCTGCTGCAGATCTAGTTTTAACCATAGCCCAAACAGTCTTTATGTCTTTAAACGAAGTACCTGCATTCATATTTGGGTTATTATTAGGAATAGATGAAGAATATTGTAACTTAATCTTCTTATTCAGATCAGCTACGCAAACTTTATTGATACTAGGTTTTATTGATCTACATACCATCTATATAACACATAAGAATTTTGTGAATAATGTATAAGCGCTGTAAAGAGTTTTTGTTTGTTCATCAGAACCGTCCTCAACACAATCACCAGCATTTTCATACAAAGAAGTAATATTACTAAGCATAGCTTGTTTTAGTCCCGCTGGAATATCACATGAGTCGTCTCCGTATCCTGCAATAAAAGTAATTTCTATTGCTTGCTCTCTTTTATCTATACCAGTAGGCCAAGATTTGCCTTCTAATAGGTTTATAGTGCTAAATCCATCAGTTTGAGTAATATAGTAGTTGCTAGGATCAAATGTTGTTAAAACACCGTCTAAATAGTATTGTATTGATGTAACAGATTGTAACTTAGATTTCCTAATTTGAATATTACGACAAGAGCTTGCTGGAAAGCAGTTTAAAAAACCTTTGTAGGTCTTATTAATCAAATCTCTTCCTGTAATTTTTTCTGCCAAATCAGACACCACTTTTATCAATCTAATGAGTTTTGAATCATTATCAGAATCGGTAATCTTTAGATGCTCTTTTACATCATCTAACTCTAATGCCGGAGAAACAGCATCAGTAATTAGAATATAGTCTTTAGCCGCAACTTGCCTTTGCTTATAGTAAATCATTTTTTCTCTATTAGTTTTTTAATATCTTTAAGAGTTAGTGAGTTTAGCTCTTTTTCGATTTTCTTACCGTGTATTTTCTTTAAGATTTCACCAACTAATTCGGTACAGATGTAGCCTTTCTTACCAAATGGATTGCTGATTTTTTTACCGCATATAGATGCTAGCCTGATGATTATAATGCCAAACAGCTGAGAGAAAGAGTAGGGTGTATCTACTTTTTCAATAGCATAATCTAAAGTCTTATAATATTTAGCACATGAAATGTCAGACATATGCTCCTCAACAACTTTGTTTTTCTTGTTGAAAGTTTTTTCATTCATGAACTTAACGCTAAGACCACTTGCATGGTAGTAAAGTGGATTAGCTAATTGAGTAGTTTTTAGCTTAATATAAACATGAGAGTATTTAGAACCTTCAAATGCTCTAATAATGCAGCTTATAGGCTGTTTTAATAAACCTTTTGGCTTTGAAAATCCTATAGTGATATGTTTTTTATGTTTAGTCATTTTTCTTGTTTATTAGTAAGTTAGTGAGTTAACGATATAGTCTTGTACAGTGACTCCTTCTGCTATCGGTATTGCAAGCCAAGTATGAGGAGTTGTAGCTAGATCAATTGCTGCTACATCATCTTTGAAAGAGTGGTCTCCTAATTCTACAAAATCCTCTCTATGAACAGCATATTCATCCCAGAAAGGCTTAATAATTAAAACTACCTCTGGTAAAGTCTTAGTCAAAGCTTGTTGTAGGACACCACCTAAAAAAGCTTTTATTGATTCCATGATGGATTTTCTAGCCATCTCTCTTTCAAACATTACAGCAGAGCCATCTAATAAATTGCTGTGGTCGTATTCTTTATGCTTAATTGTAATAAGGGGTCCTTCTGATCCATCTCTTTTAATGTATGTCAGCTTTTCAGTACGAGATAGCATCAAATTTGAAGGTGTGGTAACAAATTCAAAGTAGATTTTTGCTATTAGTTCTTCACCTTGATAATATTCAGCATATTCAGGTCTACCATTAGCAATCATATTGCTTTTTTTATTTAAAGCGATATCAGCTCTTAAATGTCTTTTAAAGTCAACTAAGTTACATGGTAAATCATCAAAATTATCATCTACATAATCTTGTATTTTATAATCGTCTAAATCAAATTCACTCATTATGAAACCCTAGTTATTGTTAATACAGATTGATACATTGCTGCAGCGTCACCATTAGCACTACCAGCAAAATCTATAGTTATAGATCTTGCTCCAGCTGCTAAGTTCACAACTTTTAATCCAGATGCTGGTTGTCTTTGGTTTGTGCCTGTGTTAGTAGTACCACCAGTTGTGTTTGGTAAGTTTATACCAGTACCAGCAGTATCTTTTGGTTCTTGTCTTTGGTTGGCTATTACCGTTGCATCAACTGAAATATTAGCTATGAAATCCTGTGCGCCATCATTTAAAGACCATTCGTAATACCATTCTATTTTATAGTTTCCTGTTTCTGGTATTGTTGTGTTTAAGGTTAATTGAGTAAATAGAGTGTTAGTATTGTTCACTCTTCCTATTGTATCTTCAATTGTATCAAAAAAAGGCAGCACTCTTCTTAATTTAATATCTCCTGAAGCATCAGTTGTTAGAACTTTTTCATCATTTGATGTAGTGTCGTTTCTAGTTGATTGATTGTAGTTAGATACTTGCACATCTCCACCATTTAGCACTTCAACTCTGTTTGTAGAAGTTTCATCAACTATATTACGGTGATTATGTAATGTTGTAATACTACCATCACTTAGTTCTTCAGCTTCTGCTGCGGTAATATTTGTTCCTGCGTCTGCAGCTACTGCTTGAGTAAAGCTAGTTCCATGTGGGTTGCTAGTATTTACTCTATGTGCTGAATTTGCTGTTACATCTACATTACTAGAAACTTGAGCATCATTAACATATCCTGCATTATTTACTAATTCAGTAACATTATCTCCAGGTTGTAGGGCAGTTCCTATAGAAGGTAAGTTATCTAAGTCATTATAGTCATTTGAAAAAGCTGTAGCACCTAATGAGCTTATATCAGCTTTCAAATCTAAAGCAGCTTGTTGTGCAGTACTTACAGGTTTATCTACGTCACTTGTATTATCGACATTATCCAAGCCAACAGCAGCACCTCCAGATTCAACATTTCCGCTTGTATCTTTTGTACTGATTTGTCCATTTGATGAATCTATAAAAATCCATTTGTGGTTTGGAAGAGCATTTGGCAGGCTTGCTGGTAATATTTCTTTATCTTGTATTGGCATATTTCTTATAAAAAAGTTAGTCTTCCATCTATGGTTAAAAATCCACTAACAGTCAGATCCGTTACAACCGTTTCGTAATTCTCAAATATTGTCCTAGTTGTTCCATCAGCAATGAAATAAAAATTCATTGGTAATAGTTCTTCTAAGGTTATTTCACCGACGATAGTGTCAGCAAAATTAATGTTACCACTAGGGTCTCTTTCTATTCTGCTTAAATCATCATTTTCAAAAGCAACACCTTTCACTGAAACGTAATCCTCTGATGGATTCAAGGCTGTAGGAAACAGGTCGTCTTGAGATCCACCAGTGGCTGTACTTTCTAATTTTAAAGGTCTTACTTTATCAACCATACTAAGATCTAATAGTTATGAATTGTAACTGAGCATGTAAGTCTGTTGCATTCTTAGCAAAACCAAGCTTGTAAACAACTGATCCAGGTGTAGTTGGAGGGCTAGTTGTTACAGCTCCAGGCGTTTCGCTTAAATAGTAAATGTCATTTGCTGTAGCTGCACTTAGAGCTCCAATAATCCCATCTTCTTGAACTTGAACAGTTCCTGCAGCAGGTTCAGAAGTTTTTGCAAATCCAATAACCTTTGCAGTAGCAATCGCAGATGCATCAGCTGGTGCAACAGTGTCATTAGATGTTATATATAAAGGTTGCCCAGCAACAACAGGCGTGCCTCCTACAGTATATGCATTTTCAACATTAGATGCTGTTCCAGAGCTTGAAACGTCCACATAAGCTGATCCATTATATACAAATAATTGATCAGTAGTTCCATTCCAATAAATAGAACCTTCTTCAGGTACTGCTTGAGTTGAATTTGGTAATACAAAATCACCTCCTGCAACATCAACTTCCCCTGTAACAGTCCAGTTAGCTGTAATTGTATCATCAACATTATTTCCTACAATATCACCACCAGCTGTAACTTTAGCTGTAGCTGCTGCTAACCAAGTATCCTCACTTGCAGTCATGTGATAGAATTCATTAGAGCCATCACCTCCTTGAAGACCAGATAGGTTGTTATGTGATGTAGCACTTCCTAAATCAGCAAAAGTAATGTTATCAACACCAATATTTGGAGCTGTGTCATTAGTATTTTGAAAGTTTACGTCGTTATAAGTAGTTCCTTGAAGAACTTTAGTTAAAGCCCCTAGAATTTCAGATCCTGTATCTGTATCAGCAGATCTAACCCATGCTCCTGCAGCAGAAACGTAAATCCCATTCTCAACTGGATTAGTTTGTTGCCATACAAGCACTCTTGAAGATGAAGTTAATACGCCATCAATAGTTTGTTCACCAGATAAAGTAATGTTTCCAGTTGTTGCAACTAAAACACTGTCTTTTCTTTTATTATTTAAAGCAACACTATCAACGTAATCTTTGTTTGTTGCATGAGTTGCTAAAGTTGGTGCATCTGTTAATACAAGGTTGTTTCCAGTAGCAATTGTATATTCAGCACTGATTGTTTCAGCAGCTGTCTTATCTAATAAGTTTTGATTTTGTATTCCTGCTATAGTATCAGTTGGAGCATTGAAAGTGATATTGCTATCAATTGTAACTCCACCAGTTACTCCTACAGAAGTTGCTCCTGTAACTGTTGCAAACGTGATATCATCTGCTGATTCATTTTCTTGATGTAAACCAAGAGAATTGATTTTTAAAAGTTTTACTTGTGCCATATTGGTCCCCTAAATTATTGTTATTATTTAAAACGAGTTATCTGTCCGGTTATGGGATCGATTGCTGAATCATCATCAATCATTACTCCTAGCTTCCTTCCAAATTCCTCTATCATGCTTTTATGTTTCTTATCGTGTGCAGTTAAACGCGCCTTAAAGTCGCTTATCTTCAACTTACATAAGAGTCTTTCTCTTTCTAAAAACTCAGATCTATTATGCTCTGCAGTTATTGTGCCTTTAATGTTCTCCCTGGTTAGATTTGATACCATTAACTCTAATCTTTGTTCATTAGATAGAGTAGGTATACCAAGGTCTAAATCTTGTTTGTTTTCAGGCTTTTTAGTTGCTTCCTTTTTAACTTTCTTAACCATTAGCTTCTCACTACATAACTATTGTTAATATTAATAAGTAGAGTTGTTGAATCTATTGCTTCAGCTACTCTAACTATAATTTCCCCTTGGTTAGTGGGAGGTGAAGTAGTTACTGCACCTGGTGCTGTATCTAAAAAATAATTAGCTCCAGCACTCAAACCTACAAATGAATCAATCAAGCCAATATTCCTGACTTTACATTGAGTATCACTCGTTTTCGAAGCTACAAAACCGATAGCACGTGCTGTTGATATATCACTTGCATCTGCTCTTCTAACTTCTCCTGCAGATAGCACATATACTAGATCGTTTATTTGCTCATCTGCTGTACAGTTAAACGAAATATCAGCAGCTCCAGAACCAGTTATTCTTAAATCAGTTGCATTAATTATAATTTGTTCTGCAACTTCTTCCTCAAGAACAATATTGCATTCTTGATTCTGAATCGTGATATCTCCGTTATCACTGTTAATTAAATCAATTTTCTCTTCTTGATTAACAATGGTAATAGAACTCTCATTAGTTTTGATTTCGATATCATCATTGCACATCAATTCTTAGTAATTGTTTCAATTATTCTTATATTTCCTTCTACTAGAGTTCTTATTGCTGGCGATAAATCGGTCCAATTTAGTCCATAAACAGCATTTTGTTCCTCTAAGGTTGAAGTGGTAGCAGAGTTAAGTTTAAGGGTGATTTTCCCACTAGTTGGATCGGTCAGCTCTATTTCAGTAGGAGAGTTTAACTCTGCTATAACATCAGGGCTATCTTTACATTTTCTAATCTGCATCTTGAAACTGTAACCTGTAATATCAATAGGTGTAACACCATCAGCTTCAAAGAATTGAAGAAGCTTTTGAAATGTGTCTCCTATATATATTTCTAAGTTCAGCTTTGCAGGACTAGACATAGCCTTATTTTTTATTTCTTTTTTTCTTAGCTACAGGTTTAGAGTCTGATTCTTTTTTCTCTTCTACCTTATTAATAGACTTGTCTTCAGGAGATTTTTCTATGGCTTTATTTTCTAAAACCACTTTCATAGCTTTTTCTTCTCCTTCTTTAGAAGCCCAACCTTCTGCAAGAAATATTTGTGCTAAATTGTCAAAAATTTCATAAGTTTCATCTTTTTTATATTCCTTAGTCTTGATTCCCAAAGGGCAACTGGCAGCTTTGATAGTTTCAATCATTTTTAATTTCATAACAGACCTCTTTTTATTTTTTGAGAGGAGGTAAGTATGGAAAGGGAACTTACCTCCTTATTACACAGGTTAAGTATAATTATTGTGCTACAGGAGCATGTCTTGGTGAACCAATTACAGCTAATGCACCAACAGTAGCACCAGTTGTAACAGATGCAGAAACAACGCTTGCTCTTACATAACGTTTTCCACCAACATAACCAATACTAGAAACAGCATTAGCAGCACTAATAGCTGTGTCAGCTTCAGTTCCTACTAAAGAGCTATCAGCAACAGCAGCTGCATCAGCTAAAGCTGCATCGTCTCCTTCTTCAATTAATAGTGTGTAGCTTCCATCTGTATAAGCACCAGATTCTTGGAAGAATGTAACAGATTCAAAACCTGCTAAGTCAATGATGTTTCCAACAGTTGTAGTGTCAGAAGCAATTGCTTGGATGTCTAAAGCTATTAAGCCTTTTACATCATTTTTCATATCAATACTTGCCATTTTTTTTACCTTTAAATTGCATTAATAGAATCTAGGGCCGCATGAAAGACCCTAGATATTTCGGTGTGCATTAAGCAGCTATTTGTAACTTCTTAAACGCTTCAGGTTGAACAACTTGTCCATCAACTCTTTTCATGAAAGTGTATTCAACTTTACCTTCTTTTTTCAAAGAAACTTCGTCTCTGATAACGCTTAGACCAGCTCTATCACCAATTAAGTAACCTCTGAAGAAGTCACCAAAGATTACAGGGAAGTTACCAGCACCAATGTCAGGCATATCTTCTAGTACAGCGTAAGAAAAACCATTAATTGCATTTGGAATACCAGCGCCTAAGTTACCAGCTTGCCATACATAGTTACCAGCACCGTCTTTTAATTGACGAATTGCAGCAAGAGTTCTTCTGTTCATTGCGTATACTGGATTGTATCCAGTTTTTAGTTCACCAGTTAAAGCAATTAATGAATCAAAAGTTATTGCAGAACCTGAACCACTATTGATTGAAGTAATATCAGGGTTAACCATAAATCCTTCAGGTTTTTTAGCTGAATCTCCGTTAACAAAAGCTCTTCCTTCTAATTGTGCGAAAGCTTCCATTACATCAGAGTTAATTTCATTAACCATGTTTACATTAGCATCTTGTAACTCTTCTACAGTAATAGCACATGAAACTGCTAATTTCTTAGCAACTAATTCTTCACGTCCATATTGAGAACAAGAATCAAGAATAGTTTCACATTCACCAGCCCATCCACCAGTTAATAAAGCAGATCTAGTTGATAATCTTAAAGTCTTAGCGTTAAGAGTTCTTACTTTAGCTAAAGATCTAACATCAGAAACTTCAGTTATTTTTTTAATGATTTCGTTGCTTTGTTCAATCGGAACTAAGTAACCACCATCAACATTAACGTCAGTTCTAAGTGCTTTTAAATCAGCTTCATTAAGACCTTTCTCACCTTTTACAAAGTAGTTTTCAAAAGCTTTTAATTCAGCTTTTTTTTCGTCAGCTTCTTCTCCACCTAGAGAAGATCTTTTTAATTCAGCTTCTAAAGAATCACATTTAGCAGCGATTTCATCAGCTTTGTTTTTAATTTCTAAAGATTCTTTGGTAGCTTTTTGGTTAGCTTCTTCGTGTTTATCAAGGATAGCTTCCAATTTTTCGATTTTACCTAAATCTTGTGATTTTTTGTCAAATTCGCTTCTTAATTCTTTCAAAGCTTCATTAACAACATTCATTGAAGTTTCAGTCATTATTGATTTTTTAAATAGTTTGTTAAATTTTTAATCTCACTTGTTAGCGAGTCGAACTGCTCATCACGTGCAGTATCTTGATCCACAACATCACGCTGTTTAATTACATCCTTAATTCTTGAGATAATTGTCTTGCTTTCTTTGCTAGACAATCCTTTGAATTTAAGATATTTTTCTACTTCTTTGATTTCAGGTTGAACATCTTCAACTGATTCAAAAACAGTAGTTTTTATTTCATTAAGCTTTTCTTCTTGATTAGCCGCTATGTCTTCTATTTCTTCTTTTTCTTTGTCTGATTTAAAATCAGTTAAGTTTGCCTTAGGATTCATAGGCATTGTAACTAGAGAAGTTTCAAATAATTCAACTTCTTTTAGGAATCTAACTCCTTTATCTACATCAAAGTCTTTAACAAAAAAACCAATAGACATACTATCTATAGATCCAACTTTTATTTGTGGTATAACTCTTCCACTTACAAAAGAATCTTCTCTAGGTAATTTGGCGCTAATAAATAATCCTTTTTCGTCCTCAAATGCTCTAGTAGGCATTCCAATAGGCTCTTGCATTTTATGCTGCCATAAGATTTTAAAATTAGGGTTTTCTTGTAATGTTTTAGTGAATGCACCTTTAACAACTACATCATCTCCAAGGTCTACATTACCAAAAGTAGATGCATAGCCTTCAAATATGAAGAAGTCTGGGTCTTCATCATTTATTTGTTTAACTTCGAATGGGAAGTTAAGAAACTGTTTCTTTTCTAAATCCATTATAACTTAAGTCTTATTTTTTAGATATTCTTAAGTTATGCGGCTTATTGAATTATTTCATTGACAAAAAATATCATTAGGATTTTAAAGAAAGCTAAGCAGTTGATGAATTCATAAATATGTAGATATGCAAACTATTATCGGTAGTGGCATTCATCCTGTCCACTCAAATAACTGCTTTAGCACTAAGTTTTCTGGTAGCTATTCTTTTCTGAAATATATTCTAAAAAAATATAATCTCTATGATGGAGAAATTACAAAATTATTAAAGGAGTATAGTTTTTCTGTCGTATGTTCAACAAAGTGGAAAAGCTATTATGGCGTTCCTTTAAGGCTATGGAATATGCTAAATAAAGACTTGATGATACTTAAGTTTCAGGGCATAATTGAGTTCGAAAGTTTAGAAACTTTAAAGAGGGAGTATGAAGAAAATAAAGGGGAAATCATTCAATATGAATTATTTAAACACAAAGTTTAGTGGTCCTTACGGATTATTAAAATTTATTATAAAGAAGTATGGTTTGTACAATTGCAAACTATCGTCTTTTATATGCGAAAATAACTACGTAGTTTCTGCGAGTTCTGGATGGCGAAAGGGTAGGGTGCCAAGTAGGGTTTGGAACCTATTGCACAAAGACCTTATACTTTTAAATCTAATGGGTTTAATAAAAGATAATGAGGTTATGACTCTTGAAGATCTTAAAAAGGAGTTTGAAACAAATTAGTCTATAAACCCCATTTATTTTTAAGAAATTCGTATACTTCCGTATGTTCAGCGGAGCTTAGGCTCCTATTAAAAAATAAATATTGCACAAATTTATCTCCATAATCATTTGCAGCACCAGAAGCTTTATCTAATCTTGGTCCTCCAAATTGATTGGCAGGTATATCAATATTATGTGTTAT